TCATCCTACAAAATCCTGTTATTATGAAGTCGGTTACTAATCAAACGGGAACATTTTTAAAGATAAAACCCTGGATAGAAACTTCTAGCGATGATATCTATATTATTAAACTTGATAAAGTAATTACTATGACAGAATCTAAAGATTCAATGATTATAGAATTATATAAAAAATATGTTTCTTCGGATGATGATACAATTGATGTCTATAAACCATCCGGACAGGTTGGAGTTTCATCCGAAATGGGATATTTAACCTCAGTTAAGAAAGCTAGGGAGATATTAGAAAATTTATTTAAAGACTCTAAAGAAAGCTAAGTCTTATCTTTAACGGGAACAAACCTATTCTACTTATGTTTTTGATACTTGTCAAGCCCCTATTTTGTGTGGTATAATAAACATAACTTATACGAACAAAAACAATGCTATGCCAAAGAAAAAGTCAGAACATTATGTTAATAACAAAGAGCTACTAGAAGCTCTTATCGTTCATAGGACGAAAGTTGCCAAGGCAAAAGAAGAAGGACTACCAAAACCACGTATTAGTAATTATCTTGGAGAATGTTTCTTAAAGATTGCTACTCACCTTTCATATAAACCCAATTTTGTCAATTATATGTTTCGTGAAGATATGATTTCTGACGGAATAGAAAATTGTGTGCAGTATATCCATAATTTTAATCCAGAGAAGTCACAAAATCCTTTTGCATACTTCACTCAAATCATTCACTATGCTTTCTTGAGAAGAATTCAGAAAGAGAAAAAGCAGTTAGATATTAAAACCAAAATTATCGAAAGAACTGGATTTGATGAAGTTATGACAGTTGATGACGGGTTGCTTTCTGGCAGTAATTCCGACTATAATACGATGAAGGACAACATCCAATATAGAAACGGAAACCGATGAAGGTAGCAATTCTTACCGACACTCACTATGGTGCCAAAAAGGGTTCAAAGCATCTGCACGATTACTTTGAACTCTTCTATAAGAATGTATTTTTTCCTGCCCTTGAAGAGCACGGGGTAGAGACAGTCATTCATATGGGAGATGCCTTTGATAGTCGTAAGTCAATTGATTATCAAAGTTTAGAGTGGGCAAAGAGAGTTGTATTTGAACCCCTCAAGCAATATGATGTTCATATGATTGTTGGTAATCACGATTGTTACTACAAAAATACCAATAATGTAAATTCTCCTGCTCTTCTTCTCAAAGATTATCCAAACATTAAAACTTATAGTTCCCCAACGAATACTAAGGTTGGTGGAATTGATATGACTTTTATTCCTTGGATTTGTAGTGAGAACTATGATGAAACTCTAAAAGTTGTTAAGAAATCCAAGGCAAAGGTTGCACTGGGACATCTTGAACTCAAGGGTTTCCGTGTCAATAAACATCTTATAATGGAGGAACATGGACTGGAAGCGAATCTTTTTTCAAACTTCACAAAGGTATTTTCTGGTCATTACCACACTCGTTCTGATAATGGAACTGTGTTCTATCTCGGTAATCCTTATGAAATGTATTGGACGGATGTAAATGATACTCGGGGATTTCATATCTTTGATACTGAAACTCTAGAACACACTCCAATCAACAATCCTTATAAATTGTTCTATAACATTTATTATGATGATACCCCACATCAATTGTTTGATGCCTCTGAGTATTCTAATAAAATTATCAAGGTGATTGTCCGTAAAAAGTCCAAACAAAAAGATTTTGAGAAGTTTATCGACAAACTCTATAAAGTTGGTATTCAGGACCTGAAGATTGTTGAAAACTTTGAGATTCAGGAAAATGAAAACTTTGCAGTTGATGAAGAGGAAAATACTATTTCAATTCTGAATCGCTACATTGATGAGGCAGAATTTGATTATGATAAAAATGTTATTAAGAGTATATTTCAAGACCTTTATAAACAAGCTTGCGAAGTAGAGTAAATGTTTCTTCTCACACTTAAGGACAGAAAAGATGACGGGGCATATGCTGTCCAAGACAGATATGGGGAAAAAGTTTTATTTTTATTTGAAGATGAAGATGATGCAACTCGTTATGCTATGATGCTTGAGGATGATGAGGACTATGAAAAAGAAATGGAAGTTGTGGAAGTTGATGATGAACTTGCCATAAAGACCTGTAAGAACTATAATTACAAATATGCCGTAATTACTCCTGACGATATTGTGATTCCTCCCAAAAATGATAGTATTTAAGACAATTAAATGGAAGAACTTTCTTTCTACCGGTAATAACTGGACTGAAGTTGATTTCCAAAAAAATCATACAAACCTAATTATTGGAACAAATGGCGCAGGTAAATCTACTGTTCTTGATGCCCTGACTTTTGTTCTCTTTAATAAACCGTTTCGTAAAATCAATAAACCGCAATTGGTCAATACGACCAACGAAAAGGATTGTCTGGTTGAGATTGAGTTTTCTGTTAATGGACGGGATTATTTGGTTCGTCGTGGAATCAAACCAAATGTTTTTGATATTGAAGTAAATGGTAAGCAACTTCATAAAGAATCTGATGACCGATTGAATCAGAAGATTCTAGAAGAAAATATTCTAAAAGTAAATTATAAGTCTTTTACTCAAATTGTGATTTTGGGTTCTAGTACCTTTGTGCCGTTTATGCAACTTACGACTGCCAACCGTCGTGAGGTGATTGAAGACTTATTGGACATTCGGATATTCTCCGCAATGAATGCTCTTATCAAGGAAAAGATTCGTGTTCAAAAGGACGAAATAAAATCTCTTGAATTGAAGAAGCAAAACCTTAAGGATAAGGTTGAAATGCAAAAGAGTTTTATTGAGGAACTTGAGAATCGTGGAAATGCCAATATTAATGCCAACCAAGAAAAGATTGCCAATTTGATGGGCGAAGTTGGCATTTACATGAACGAGAATGCCAAGACTGAGGAAGACATTTTTAAATATATTAAGGAGCAGGAAGATGTTACTGGTGCCGCTGAAAAGTTAGGGAAACTTAACAATCTTAAGGGTAAGATCTCTCAGAAAGTATCTACGATTACTAAAGAGCACAAGTTCTTTACTGAAAATACGGTATGCCCTACTTGCACTCAAACTATTGAGGAGGAGTTTCGGTTAAATAGAGTTACGGACGCTCAAAATAAAGCAAAGGAACTCCAGAAAGGTTTTCAGGAACTTGAGGAGACTATGAAGTTCGAAGAAGAACGAGAGCGTCAATTTCTAGCACTATCGAAGGAGATTACGAAACTCAACCATGAGATTTCTCAAAACAATACTCGGATTTCACTCAGTCAGAGACAAATACGAGACCTTGAATCTGAAGTTCAAACTATTACCGAACAACTTAAAAACCGAAATACTGAACATGAGAAGCTAGAAGAATTTAGAGAGAATCTCCAAAAAACATTTGACGACCTTTCAGATAAAAAAGAAGAAATCGTTCATTATGATTTTGCCTATTCCCTACTCAAGGATGATGGCGTAAAAACGAAGATTATCAAAAAGTATCTTCCTTTCATCAATCAGCAGGTGAATCGTTATTTACAGATGATGGATTTTTATATTAATTTCCATCTTGATGAAGAGTTTAATGAAAGTATCAAGTCTCCAATTCACGAGAACTTTTCTTATAGTTCTTTTAGTGAAGGTGAGAAGATGAGAGTTGATTTGTCTCTTCTCTTTACTTGGAGAGAAGTTGCAAGACTTAAGAACTCGGTGAATACCAACTTGCTGATTATGGATGAGGTATTTGATAGTTCTCTTGATGGATTTGGAACCGAAGAGTTTCTTAAGATTATTCGTTATGTCATTAAGGATGCTAATATCTTTGTGATTTCTCATAAGACCGGACTTGAGGACAGATTTGAAAGTGTCATACGCTTTGACAAGAAGGCAGGATTCTCGTATAAAGTAGAATCATAAGCAAAAGGAAAATGCAAGTACCTAACAGGCATCACCACTCCAAAAAGGAGCAGAAACGAAAACTCAAACCACAGGCACTCCGACAGGCAAAGGCACGTCGGCAGGCACTCAAGAAGCGTCTCCTTCACGGGGACGCTTCTTTTTTATAAATAATTAAAAAGTTTTGGAAAAATGAGAGAACAAGAAGTTAGAGATCTCTATGAGGCTTATCAGCAGGTTCATCAGGTTCAAGAAGAAGTAGAGCAACTTGATGAAAATATTCAAGGTGCCGTAAAAGGTGCTCTTGATAAAGGTGCTAATTTTATGAAAACGAATCCTGTTGGGAAAGCAGTTTCTAATGTTATTGCTCCTGTTGGTAGTGGAAGAGGAACTCCAACAGCGACAAGTGGTGGATATCGTAAAGAAGAGACCGACCTCTTTGACACCATCCTAGAATACCTAGTTGCCGAAGGTTTTGCCGATACAAATGAAGCGGCACTTAAGATTATGGCAAATATGAGCGAAGAGTGGAGACAGAGTATTGTTGAAGCACAAGAGGCTCGCAATAATCCTGAAGATTATGAGGAGAGACAAAGAAAAGCAAAGAGTAAAAAGCAAAAAGCAATGGAAGATCCACATACAGGAATCAATTCACCCGCTTTTGCCGCCTTTATGAAAAAGCAGGGACGTTAAGAACCACTTCCAAAACTGGCACACAAGAGGGTTTCACCACCCTCTTTTTTTGTATAATACGTTCATAAGACAAACGAACTCCGATGACCGTAAATTTTGAAGTAAAAGGTATGCTCGCCCGTCTTCTGGCAACGGAAGACCTGATTGTGGAACACAAGAAAGTTGAGACTGCCTGCTTTAACGTTCATACACGGGTCCTGACGCTTCCTATGTGGCAGAAGGCAAGCAGTGGAGTTTATGATATGTTGGTTGCTCACGAAGTCTCTCACGCCCTCTACACTCCCGATGAAGACTGGACGGAGCAGGTTCAGGTTCCTCCACAGTTTGTGAATGTGTGTGAGGATGCCCGTGTGGAGAAACTGATGAAGCGTCGTTATGCGGGTCTGGCAAAGACCTTCTATGGTGCCTATCGGGAACTTCAGGAAGATGATTTCTTTCAGGTTGGTGATGATGACCTTTCAACCTATAATCTTGCCGACCGTGTAAATCTTTACTTTAAGATTGGTAATTTCTTGACTCTTGAATTCACTAAGAGGGAACAGGAAATCGTAGATATGATTGGTAAGGCAGAGACTTTTACTGAAACTCTGGATGCTGCCAAGGTTCTTTATGAATACTGCACTCAAAAGCAGGAAGAAACCATTCAACTTCCCAGTATTGATAATCACGAACAGTCTCCTGGATCTGGTGCTGGAGATAAAACCGAAGAACAGCAAGAACTTTTTCCCGAAGAGGATGGTGAAGGTGGTGAGGATAAGCAACAAACTTCTGGGTCCGAACAACAAACTCAAGGTGAAAAGTTTGACAACCAAAATATTCAACAGACTGGTGGAGAACACGCCGATCCGGATGTGAAGACTATGAGTTCTCTTGAGGAAAGCCTGAAGGAACTGGTGAATAACAACATTCAAGAAACTAATTATCTTGAACTTCCCAAACTGAATATGGATTCCGTGATTATTTCGAATCAAATTATTCACGAAACCTGTAAGGAAACTTGGCAAAATCAAATTTATGTGCAGGACAATGCCGACATTTTCGCAAATGTCGATACTGATTATGTGAATTTCAAGCGTTCGGCACAAAAGGAAGTAAATTATCTGGTAAAAGAATTTGAATGTCGCAAGGCAGCAGATTCCTATGCCCGTGCATCTGTCTCAAAGACTGGTGTTCTGGACTGCACCAAACTTCATACCTATAAGTATCAAGAGGATTTGTTTAAGAAAGTAACCACATTTGCCAACGGTAAAAATCACGGTCTGGTTTTCGTTCTGGACTGGTCTGGTTCTATGAATAATGTTCTTATGGATACGGTCAAGCAACTTTATAATCTTATCTGGTTCTGCAATAAGGTGAATATTCCTTTTGAGGTTTATGCCTTTACGAATGATTGGAACTACAGGTCTTCCTATGATAGTGATGGTAAAGTAATCAGTACTCCCAAGGAACATACTCCTCGTAAAGAAAATGAACTGGCAATTGATTATTCTTTTGGATTGATGAATATTCTTACCAGTAAAGTGAAAAGTTCTGTTCTTGATACTCAACTCAAGAACATCTATCGGGTTGTCAAATATCACGACCGCTCTAATAATGGTGGTTACTATTGTTCCTATCAAGCTCCTCACAGGATGTCTCTTTCTGGCACTCCTTTGAATGAGGCTCTGGTTGCCTTACATCAAATCCTCCCCAAATT